GTGCCGTTCTTACGGCTCAGCAGCGCGATCCATGCGTACTCTGCGATGGTCGGCAGGTGGAAGCCGGCGCCGTTCGCCTCGCACCAGATCTTGGCGTTGTTGAAGTTGACGTAGTTGCTGGTCGCGTTTCCGCGGTCAGCTGTTGCCACCGAGCTCGCTGCGGGATCCTGAAGGGGAAGGGAGAGAGCTCTGCCCTTGTAAACAGTCGCCAGATACTTGCCCATGTAGAAGGCAGGGATCTCGACGCCGTTCACCTTGAAGGCGTAGTGGGTAGTGTCAGGGCCGCCGTCGATGACGTCGGAGATCGCGCCCTTGTCGCGTCTGACGTAGATCGAAGGCATCCCCAGATCGTTATAGATGGCGACGTTCGTGCCACCGCTCAGAAGTCGAACGGCCGCGTCGAAGTCGCTGACGGGTTTCTTGCTGATTTCTGCCATGGTTACACCTCCGCGTCAATGTCGATCAGGGCCCAGAGCACGAGCGTCACGTTCTCCATGCTGAAGGCGACAGCTGCGCCGTCCTCGCCGTACTGTCTGGCGGGGATGATGATGTTCGCGACGAAGTATTTGGAAGGGCCGGCGATCAGGATGTGGTCGTCGTCGGTGCAGACGTCGATCTGAACCTCCTCGTCCCTCTCGTACTTGGCGAGGTTGAGGGTGATCTCGTCGTCGCCGAATGTGATCTTGTTGCCGTTTACTTCATAGGCGACCTTGGCGCCCACGTTCTTCTCGATTACAGTCATTTCTGCATTCTCCTTTCATACTCTGCCGTTTTGCGGCTGATTTCCTGAGCATACTCGCGCTGCTCTTTGCTTGCTGTCTGAGGGTTGACGCCGAAGGATCTCATGACCTGCTCCTCGTGGCGCTTCTGTTCTTCGCTTGTGATCTTTACGTTTGCCATCAGAACATACCCCCTGATACGTGGAAGCGGACGACGATGCTCGTCGCGTCTCCGTTATATTTGACCTTGAAGCCGTTGGCCTGCTTCGTGAGGATGATGATGTCCCCAGCGGCGCCGCCGGTCACGCTCTTGACCTCTGCCGCGACGTTGTAGGCCGTGAAGTTTCTCGTCTTGGCTGCGGGAAGGTCGACGGAGTTCTCCGTGCCGGAGCCGGTCAGAGTGGCCTCGACGACGATCGTCTCGGCGTTCAGGGCCATGTCGTTGCAATACCTGCGGTGCGCGGCGTTCATGGCTGCCAGAGCTGCGGCCTCCATTGTGCCGGCTTCGAGGTTGTTGAAGTTGGCAGCGTTCATGTCGGTGCCCTCTTGGATGCCCTCGACGTGATCCTGCCAGATTTGTCGCTTGTACATGCCTTATACCTCCTGCTCAGTGATAGGCAGATCGAGCTTGATCAGGACGCCCTGACCTGCTGCCTTTGTGATGTTGTCGGACTTTTGAGCCGCCACCTCGCCGTCGATGTCGATGACTCTCAGGCTGGTGATGGTGCAGGCGGAAGCAGTGAGATCCGTGAACACTGCATGGATGACGATCTTCTCGCCCTCCAGTGCCTTCTTCTGGATCGTTCCCGTGTACCACGTGGAGCCGACCAGCGCCTCGACCTTGGCGATGTTCTTCATCCACCAGACGCGGCGCTTTTGCAGAAAATTGGATGTGTAAAATGCCATTGTGCTGTGCCTCCTTCTTTAGTTGCCGCACTTCGATGTGCCGCATTTTGCGAGAATGACGCGGCCGTTCCCGGCTGCGTTCTTTACGACTGCCACGGCAGCTGTGCGAACAGCTCCCACGGTTGCCGTCTTGGGGATCACTCCGGTCGTCTCGGTGCCGGTCTCGGTTGACTCGTACCCGCTCGCCGCGAGCTCTGCTGCAGCTGTGGCAGCGTCGCCCGTGATGATCTTACCGACCACGGCGATGTGCGGGGTGGTTCCGGTTACCTCGGTTCCGGCCTCGATAGACTCGAAGCTGGCAGCAGCAGAAGCCAGCCCAGCGACAGCTCCGTCCTCGCTCAGGATCTTGCCGATCACTGCGAGGCGCGGGATGGTGCCGCACTTCTTCGGTGTGAAGAAGAAGGCGGTGTCGGTGTTGCTGACGATCACCCGGCTGCCGTAGGTGTCGGAGAAGTAGACGCCGTCCAGACGGGAGCGCACTGACATGGCGACCTTCGCGATCGCCTTGAACTCTTGCAGGATCGCATCGGTCACGTGTCTGTGGCTGGTGTAGACGGAGAAGTGGAAGGGCTTCGGGTTGACGTAGCCCTCCTCGTGCCACTCCTCGACGAAGCCGGGCGAGATATACGCGGAGATCAGCTCCTCGACCGCCCACTTCGTTCCGCGTCGGCTGTGCACCAGATCCGAGATCTTGATGACGGCCCGCTTGTTCTCCAGAGGGAGGCCGGAGCTGTACCAGTCGATGTCGAGCTCATAGGCCAGCTCGTCGAGCTGAGCATCGTCGAGCTCGTCGATCTGATCCCAGACTCGGACGGTCTTGACCTTCTGGCCCGGCTCCCTGATCAGCTTGTTGACGGCAGCGGCCAGTCCTTTCACCGCTTCGTCATCGCGCATAAACTCCGGGACGAGTTTGAGGACGTCGGCCGTCGATAGACGCATCAGCCGTTGACCTCGTGCCGGATGATTTTGTTGCCGCTGAAGGCTGCGATCGTCGTGTCGTTGAGCTCAGTGAACTCCGGACTGGTGATCACGACGCGCGTCGCTCCGACGGCAGCGTCCCCGGTGGGTGCGAGAATGAGAGCTCGCAGCTTGTCGGGGTTGATATGACGGCCGAGGACTCCGGCCTGCCATGCGATGAACTGATCGACGGCTCCGCCTTCTCCTTCGACTGTCTGGATGCAGGCGCCCTCTGTGGCCGCGGTGGTGTAGTATGTCAGCTCGATGTCATACTCGTGCACCTTCGGCGCCTCGGCCACGACTTTGTCGGTCATTGGCCGCACTTCTGAAGCGCTGCATGCTGCGAGCACCTTGGCGAGGATGGTCTCGTCAGGCAGCTCGCCGTTCTCGCAGATCGGGACGATTTTGACGACGCCCTCGTTCGTCTTGTCGATCTCGATCTTCAGCTCTCCGGCTCCTGCCAGAGCTCCATCGGCCAGCAGCTCGATCGTCAGAAGGTCGTCCTCGTAGGTTGCCTTGTAGTCGGTACCAGCCGTCGCCGGCGTGGTTCCGTCCGAGAGGTAAACGACGAGAGTCTCAGCGATCAGATCGCTGCCTCCCTTGTAGGCCTTGCTGCCGTTGACTGCCAGAGTCCGGGCGATCGTTTCCTGCTCGCTCTTGACTGTGACGTCTGCGATGGAGGAGTCGGCACTCATAGCCCAGTAGCGGTAGCCGTTGACCGGCCCGGCCGTGGAGAGCTTTGAGGGTGCGACTCTGATGCGTTCGCGGAGGCTGTCGTCATCTTCTTCGTCAGCGCCGCCGGCTGTGACCTCGGTGTTGCTGACTGTGTCGACGTAGGCGATCAGATCGACGAGAGTGTTCACGGATCCGACCGCGATGTCATTGAACTGAGTGCCGCCGCCTTCGCTGACCGCGTCGACGTCCACGTAGAGCTGGCCGGCTTCGATGACGGCCGTCCTCGTGGTTGCGAAGTAGCGCGTGTTGTCGCTTGTCGCTCTGGTTCCTTCCGGGATGATGACGTTCTCCGTGATCGCGCTGTTCAGAGTGAAGCGCAGCACGGTCGCCGCTTCCGTCGGAGCCAGTCTTTCGACGCCCACGCGCTCGCCCAGTGCGTCGAGAACTTCGCCGCGAGCATATCGCAGCATCTTCTGACGCGCTGCGTCGTTCATCGCGTTATACATAGCGACGAACAGCGGCACCAGAGCCTCGCCGAAGATCCTGCGCTCGTCGCCCGGATAGAGGGGCTCGGAGACGTATGACTCCAGCGATGTGATGACTTCCTCGAAAATGAGGTCGGCATCGGTAGTTATAAACTCATTCATGCGTCGGCCTCCTTGATGGTGTTAATTTTTGCAGTGATGGCGAAGTGACCGTTCGGCGCGTCGGTCGGTGTGACCTCGATGCTGTCGATCTCTGCCCTCGGTTCATAGGTGTCGAGCATCCACTCGGCATCCTCGACGATCTCGTCGGTCGCCTGAGCGATCGGAACGTCGAGCTGCGCGAAGCTGATGCCCTTGACTCTGTCGTAGGGTACCTCGCCTCGTGCGATCTGCATCAGGTTGTTGACGCAGACCGCGGGGTTGCTGTTGTTCTTGCTTAGCATGGCATCTCCTCCTTCTCACTTTGAGATCTGTGAGGCGTCCACCCAGCCGTAGACCGTAGAGCTGCGGTCTGTGTGGATCACGTGGTAGGGGTGCCGCGCCGATTTTGCTATTGCCGTTACCCTTGCCGGGCCGGCCTTGGGGCTTGCTCGGTACGAGGTAGCGGTGGAGCTTACGTAGTGCGGGCCTCCTTTGAATTGCACGATGTCGCCCAGAGCGATCCCGGCGCCGCCGGCGGAGATCTTCGCGGCGTTCTTGATCGCGGTGCTGACGGCCTTCTTGGCCGACTTCTGCGCGGTCGTAGCTGTTACGCACACGGCGGATCTCGCGGAGTTGACGGATGCCAGAATTTCCGCGTCTGTGACGTCCTCGTTTTCCTCGAAGGAATAGGTCAGTTTCATGCTTCTGAAGCGTCCGCTGTCGTCGATCTTCACGTCTGCCGGTTTGACAGAGGTGAGCAGCCAGTTCGGGCCGAACTTCTTGCCGCCGATCTTCAGCGTGCCGGTCAGGCCGATCCAGCTCTCCCAGCTCTCGAACTCTTTCCGGACGTCGATGCCGAGAGCGCCGACGAGGTGCGAGGAGAAGGAGAGCGTTTTCTTCTTCATGCCTCGCTGGTTGGAGAGCGGTGAGCCTTCGACTGCGGTGTTGCTTTCGGCGTTCAGCTCGTAGCTCGTGCTGAAGCCGTCGAAGTCCATGATGTACGAAGGAGAGACCTGCCACGTCTTTGTGCCCTCTTTGGTTTTGAACGTCGCCGTTATTGCCATGGGGTTCCCTCCTTAGTTCTTGGCTTTGGAGGTGTTGCTGCTGCCAGAGTCGACGCCTCCGTGGACGTGGTTGTTCACGCTCGTGAGGGTGTCGGTCTTGACGTCGTCCGCGGCGAGCTTGCCGGTGACAGTGACGTCGCCGTAGATCGTGCCGTACCACTCGCCGTCTGCGCGGCAGAAGATGATGCCGGTCTGATCCGGGAACACCGCAAACACGACCTCCGTGCCTTTGGTTAGGTTGCCCGCCTTGCCCCGGAGCTGTGAAGCTATGACCAGCGGCTTCGTGACGACGCCGTCGGCCTGCTCAGGAATGACGCGGGCCCTCGTGCTGTTTCCGTTTGCGTCAGCAGGGCCCTCGATGGTGCTGATTTTGCCTTTTTGAATATCTGCCATTTAGTAGCCCTCCAGTGGTTTGCGGAAAAATACCTTTGTTTCGCCCGTCAGGAAGTCGTGGCGGGTTCTCGTGACGAAGATCTTGCCGTTCCAGCCGCTCGCCTTCTCGGTTTCGATGTTGATCACGCTCGCCGCCGCGATGCCTCTGGTGAGGCACCTGCGGAAGTGTCCGGTGCGGGCGTTTTTGTTTGCAGCTCGAAGCAGTCCACGCGCGAAGCGGGACGCCTCGGAGTTGCTGGTGCACTCGATCGCTGACTTCGGTCTCAGGATCCTGCCGGTGTTCGCGTTCGCGTCTGAATACGTTCCCCGGAAGTTCCCGCTCACGATCTCGGCCGTCCCGTAGGACTGAGCAGAGTCGTCGAAGTAGGTGAAGCAGCCGTCGGCGCCGATCTTGATCGTCGCAGCTGCGGCCGCCGCCTCCATCTGTCTCTCGTCGTACATGATCAGGGCGCCGTCGTAGATCAGCATCGCGCAGCCTTCCAGCTGACAGCGACGATGAAGGAACTCGAAGTCCGTCTGGCGCTCCTGCTTGATGTAGGAGTACATGCGATCGGTGACGTTGTAGACCTTGAAC